AGAGGCCCCTTGGCTCCGCTGTTTGAAGGTGACAAAACCAACACGTTTAGATATCCTTTAGATGTAGGTAATTATGATAAAGCGCACTACATGATTATCAATGTCTTTAAACAAAAGAACTCACAGTATCAGGGTGTTCAACAAAACAACATCAACAGAATACCAGAATTTAAAGCAACGTCTTCAATATCAAAAAGTCCATCGTTTGCTTCCAAAATAAACAGTGCCATTGACAACGCAGTAAACAACTTTACCAGCGGAAAAACTTTGTTCGGTAAAAACATTGCGACTAATTTTGGTGGCCCTGTAAAACAACAAGCGGCTGTAGATGTTGATCAAAATTCATACATCAATAGCGTTCAAAGTATTGAGAATGAATCTTTGATCAAAACAACCGAACAAACAAATGAAACAGTTGTTTTGTATATGCCTGATACTCTACAATATACTTTCGCACAATCATATAACGAAGCAGCATTGGGTGAAGAATTGGGTGGTAAGATTGCTGTTGCTGGTAAGTCTGTGCTTGAAGATTTGAACTCTGGATTAGATCCCAAAGAAGCCGCAAAAAAAGGACTTAAAGGTCCTGCTGCAACTGCCGCAATTCAAATGGGCATTGAAAAAGTTGTAGGAAAACTTGGACAAAATTCTGCTAAAGCTGCTGCATTTTTAGCCCTTGGTGGTGTTAATAATCCCATGCTTGAATTGCTTTATTCATCACCAGCATTTAGACAATTCACATTTGAATTCATGTTCTATCCACGTGATGAAAAAGAAGCACTTGAAGTACAGAACATTCTTGAGCGTTTAAGATTTCATCAGGCGCCAGAATTGGATGGCGGTTCTGCTGGATTGCTATTGATACCTCCATCAGAATTTGAACTTTCATTTTATTACGGTGGTCGTCCAAATCCAAACTTACCAGGCATCGGTCGCTGTGTTCTCACAAACATGTCAGTGAACTATGCACCAAACGGATGGACTGCATACGAAATGTTTGGTGAAAATGATCCACGTTTAGGTCGTACAGGTATGCCGACAGCAATTCAATTAACATTAGAATTTAAAGAAACAGTTATTCTTACTAAGAAGAGTATGGTTCGTGGGCAAGGTGGATATAAAGCCTCTGAGTCTGTTGGTAACAAAATTGAGAGCGTTGTTGACTCTCTTCGAAAGAGATAAAATATGGCAAAGTATTTTAACTATTTTCCACAAACCTTATACTCATTATCAGATGAAAGAAATGCTGCTGACGTTATAACGAATATAATTGCACGTTTTGGATTTGAACCTGAGTTAAAAGAAAACTCAAGTATCTTTTATCCATATGATATACAAGATGGCGATACACCAGAAATGATTGCCAACAAGTATTATGGCTCTCCAGAAAAACATTGGATTGTTTTGATGTTCAATGATGTTATTGATCCTCAATATGATTGGCCACTTGATCAAAGAACAATTATTACATTTGTTAATAACAAATATTCTGCAAATGGTGCTGCTAACACAACACCACAAACCGGATTAGCATGGGCACAAAGACAAACAAAATCTTATTATAAAGTGGTGACCCGTGTTACAAACAATTCTACAAAAGATACTATCAAAGAAAAAATAGAATTAGATGCAAACACATACGCTAACGTTACAACTTCAACTGCAACATATACGTTGGATAGTGGTACAACTGTAACACAAACAATCACTAAAGAGACTGAAACATATTATGATTATGAAGTAAATTTAAATGAGTCAAAAAGAAAAATTAAATTATTACGTTCAGAGTTTGCATCACAATCTGGATTAATGGATGAACTCAAACGAGTTTTAAATTCTAAAGAATAATGGCAGTCAATTTACCAGAAACCCCGTCGAAGTTTAGTCTTAATGAACTTGCCATAGTAACTAAATCAGGCAAACTTGACATATCTAAACTCTTTCAAGAACTAAACATTTTTGATTCTATCTTGTCGCCAGTGATGACTGGCGCTGTAGTCATTATTGATTCTATTGGATTGTCTGCTAAACTTTTATTTGACGGCTCAGAAGTCCTTCTGATAAACATAGGTAAAGACACAGATTCAGAATCTTTCCGTTTGAAGAAAGCGTTTAGAATTTATCGTCAAACAAACAGAGCAACGATTGAACAAAACTCCGAAACATATACTTTAGAATTTGTTTCGGATGAATTTATTTTTTCTGAACAACAAAAAATCAATCAATCGTATAAAACAACATATAGTGAAACTGCCAAAAAAATATTAGTCAATTATTTAAAAACACCTGAACAAAAACTTAGAGGTGTGTTTCAGGCAACTACAGGTATTCGTGACATTGTAATTCCCAATCTAAGACCTTTGGAAGCAATTGAATGGTGTGCAAAACGATCAATAGATCAAAAACGTTCACCTAATTATGTTTTCTTTGAGAACAATCTTGGGTATAATTTTGCATCTCTGTCTTATCTTTTGTCTGCTGATTATTTGTTTAAGATAAAGTTTCCGGCAAAGAATCTTGAAGAAACTAATGCTGCACAAGACTTGTTAAGTCCAAGACACTTTGAAGTTGTAAATCAGTCAGACAAATTGAAGACAACAAGAGAAGGTGTTGCGGCTGGTACATTCATTGGATTTGATCCACTAACACGAACAATTCAAAATAAAAGAATTGGATTTGAGGATCATTACAATGCAATGGAACATGGCAATGATACCGCAAACTTTTCTCAATCAAAGAATCGTGGTGGTGAAAAAGCAACAGAAGCATATGATGCAAGAAAAGCGTTAAGTATTTTTGGTGCTAATAGAAAGAACAGCAATTACATTAAGAAGTATGATCCCACATCAATATCTAAAGTAGAAACACAGGAAGATTTTGTATTCACAAGAAAGGCAATCTTTGCTAACTTGATGAACAAACGAATCAAACTTGTAATGCCTGGTAACTTTCAATTGACATCTGGATTCAACTTGAATGTTCGTGTTCCAGATTTCTCAAAGAAAGAATCTGGCTCAGAGAATGAAGATCGTTCGTTGAGTGGAAAGTATTTGATTATTGCTGCAAGACATGTTATTAAGTATGACATGCACGAAACAATTTTAGAGTTGGCTACAACATCTAACGAAACGGACTTCATACCACAAAGCGCACCAGAACAGAACAAGGCAATAGAGAATTATGGAAGCTACTGACAATAAAGATTTTGCTGGTAAAGGTGGCTTTGTCTGGTGGGTAGGTGTCGTCGAAATGATCAATGATCCTTTGAAACTTGGTCGTTGTAAAGTTCGTTGTGTTGGATGGCACACAGATAATAAATCATTGTTGCCTACAGATGCATTGCCTTGGGCGCAATGTGCTATTCCAGCGAACAATGCTAATCCATATCCACCCCGTGAAAGCAGTATGGTATTTGGTTTCTTTGTTGATGGAGAAAATGCACAGGAGCCTGTGATTCTTGGTGTGCTACCTGGAATTCCTTTATTGGCTGGTAACTATCAACAAGGTTTTAATGATGCACGAAATTCAGCACAACTGGCTGCTGCCCCTGTTAAGCCTTATGAGTCTGCAACAAGTTATCCACGTAAGTTAGATGAGCCAACAACATCAAGACTTGCAAGAAATGATCCTGATTATCCATCAGAGATTGTAGCAGCAAAAAAAGCAAAACGTGCAAGTAAAGTAGAGCCTGCTCCATACTACAATGCAAAATATCCATACAATAATGTGTATGAATCTGAGTCTGGACACGCATTAGAATTTGATGATACAAAAGGTGCAGAACGAGTTCATGTGTATCATCGTTCGGGGTCATATACAGAATGGGGTCCTGAGGGTGATAGAGCAGAAAGAATACAACGTAACAAATACACAGTGGTAGCGGGAGATGAAGCAATCTATATTCAAGGTGATGTACAAATATTTGTGGATGGTGACTATAGATTGAATGTAACTGGTGATGTAATTGTAAACGGTAAGACTATTAATCTAAACTAATATGCCAGCAGTATCAAGAAAAAGTGGAACAGATTCCATTTCTACAGGACATGGGTGTGATACAACAACTGTGACCGATCAAGGTTCGTCAGATGTGTTTGTAAATGGCATTGGCGCAGTTCGTGCAGGAGATTTGTGTCAAGTGCATTTGATAGATTCTGGATCATCTTGTGTACCACATGTTGTGTCGTTGACTTCATTTTCCAGCACAGTTTTTGTGAACGGAAAAGGTGTCGGCAGAAAAGGTGACGAATACTCTGGACACACACTTACGTCCGGTTCGGGCAATGTATTTGCTGGAGGCTGAATAAATAAAAGATGGCAACTACAATAACATCTAATAATCCTACGATTCAAACAGAAAGATCGTATAAGGATTTGGACTTGAACTTTATTGCACATCCTGTGAAGAAGGATGTAAGTCGTCATTTCAATGAAAAGGCAGTGATTAATTCTGTTAAAAATCTTGTCTCAACTAACTTTTATGAAAGACCTTTTCAACCGGAATTAGGATCATCAATACGTCAACTTTTATTTGAGCCAGTAGACTCAGTATTTGGTGCATCAATAGAAAGACGTTTGCGTGACGTTATAAACAATTACGAACCAAGAGTTTCAGTAGAATCTGTCGTTGCTATACCAGCACCAGATGAGAATGGATATAAAGTTATAATGACTTTTTTTATTGTAAATCTTCCTAATCCAATTACAATTAATTTCTTTTTAGAGCGTATAAGATAAAATGGCTGATTCACTAAGAGTTACAGAACTTGATTTTGATCAGATTAAACAAAATCTAAAGACATATTTACAAGCACAATCAGAGTTTACCGACTATGATTTTGAGGGTTCTGGCTTGAGTGTGTTGTTAGATATTCTGGCATACAATACTCACTATCAGGCTTACTATTTAAACATGGTTGCCAATGAAGCGTTCATGGATACCGCTTTACTTCGTGACTCTGTTATTTCTCACGCTAAGGTTTTGGGATATGTACCTTACTCAAGAAAAGCACCACGTGCCACAATCAACTTTACTGTAAATACAAACGTTGATGATAACTTGACTCTGACAGTTCCAAAAGGATTTGCGTTTCTTTCAGATGAGATTGATGGAGTTAGTTATAACTTTGTTACATTATCTGAGACAACTGTAACAAAATCAAATACAGATTTTACATTTTTGAATCTTCCAATTTATGAGGGACAACTTGTAACATATACTTACACGCTTGATCAATCTACAAATCCGAAACAGATATTTTCTCTTCCAGATACAAATGTAGATACTTCAACTTTGGCTGTATCTGTTCGCCCATCTGCATCAAATACTGACTCTGAAGTTTACACACTTGCGTCTGATGCATCAGAGACAACCACTGCTTCAAAAGTTTTTTATCTACAAGAGAATCGTGGGCAAAAATATGCAATCTATTTCGGTAACGATGTCATAGGAAAAAGTTTACCTAATGGTGCCGTTGTAAGTATCACTTATCTTGTTACAAATGGAACTGCGGCTAATAAAGCAAACAACTTTGTAGCCACAGGCACTTTAGCTGATTCAAACAATCAAAGTCAAACTAATTTTACAATTGACCCCGTTAGTTCTGCTGCAGGTGGCGCCGAGCGTGAGTCAGTTGATAATATTAAATTTGCTGCACCATTACAATATACAACTCAGAATCGTCTGGTAACATTTTCTGACTATGAAGCATATATCACAAAAAATTATCCTTCAGTAGATTCTGTTTCTGTTTGGGGTGGAGAAGATGAAACTCCCCCATCATTTGGTGTAGTGTATGTTGCGCTGAAGCCAAAATCTAATTATTATTTGTCTGACGCAGAAAAACAAAGAATTGTTGATGAATTGATTAAACCTAAGGCAATCGTTGCAGTTCAAACTGTAATTCGTGATCCAGAATATCTGTATCTTGTTATTGCTTCAGATGTGACTTATGATCCAAATAAAACATCACTAACCGAAACACAATTAAAGACGGCAATAAGAAATGCTGTTCTTGCATACAAAACAGATAACTTGGATAAGTTTGGTTCTCAGTTTATTCTATCAAAGATTCAGGATAGTATTGACAATGTGGACACCAATTCAATTATTGGTTCTAAAGTGTCTGTTCGTGTACAGAAAAGATTTACACCATCGTTGAATTCATCGACAGCATATACAATTAATTTTAACGTGCCACTACGTAGAGGTACGATTGGAAACAAACTCACTTCAACATTCTTTACTGTAACAGATTCATCGGGCATTGATCGTGAAGTTCAGTTTGATGAGATACCACAATCATTCTCTGGTATTTCATCTATCAGCGTGACAAACCCAGGACAAGGATTTACTTCCGCACCAACGGTAACAATTGATGGTGATGGTACGGGTGCATCAGCATCGGCAGTAATTGTAAACGGTAGAATACAAAGTATTGAAATTATCAATCGTGGTATTGACTATACACGTGCCACTATCACAATCTCTGGTGGAGGTGGATATGGAGCATCTGGAACGGCAGTTATTGATGGTCGTATTGGTACTATTCGTACTGTATATTATGATTCTTTAGCACAGCGTCAAGTTGTTGATGAGAATGCTGGTGAGATTGATTATGACGCAGGTGTTGTAACGATCACGAACATTGCAATCAAAGATGTACAGTCTGTTGATGGAGACATTCGTTTGTCAATTGAGTCTGAAAAAGGCATCATAAGTACATCTAAAAATACCATTATTTCGATAGATCAAGACGATCCAACAGCAATTAGCACAACGTTAGAAACTGTATAATGTCAGCAGATTTAAAAACATCGATACTTGT